ATAACACAGATATTGTGACTATCTTGCACTGGAGAGCATCTGATGAAGACTCAGATGGTAACACAGGGTCAGCTTATGGCACAGTCGGTGTAACACTCGTAGGAACACCAGTACCATACGCAGATATCACGGAAGCACAGGCTATTGGATGGGCAAAAGATGCACTTGGTGCAGATAAAGTCACAACAATAGAAGAAGGAATAGCTGCTCAGATAGCTGCAAAAGCAAACCCAACAACAGCAAGTGGAATAACTTGGTAATATAACAGGAGGACAATATGACCGAAGAAAAAAACATAATAACTATAAACGATAAAGAATATAATATTGCTGATCTAAATCAAAATCAACAGTATTTTATAGCTCAGATAAAAGATCTAGAAGCCAAAGGAAATAACCTTAAGTTTCAATTAGATCAAATAACAGTGGCAAAAGATTCGTTTACTCAAGCTTTAATAAAGTCTGTTGAAGAGGTAAAAGATGAAACAGAAAATGGAACTGACACCTGAGCTACAGGTTAAACTAGAACTTGAGGCACACGAAAAGGAGTGTGCCTTAAGATACAAACAAGTTGATGATAAGCTTTGTGCATTAGATAAACGTATGTGGAGACTAGAAGCAATGTCTATGGCAAGTACATTCGGTGTAATTGCCCTAGTCGTAGCAATAGTAATGAAGTAATGGAACTCGTCTTTGCACTCATAACATATTTGGGGACAGCAAAGATTGATACAACTTACTTTAGAAACATAGATGATTGTTTTTATTTTGCAACGAGAATAAATAGTAATATAACAATACAGCAAGATACACCGAGGAAATATGTCGCTGTTTGTGAACCAAGTAAAGTAAACAGTAAAACAAAGGTGTACTAATGATAGATCCAGTAACCGTATCACTGGCAGTAGGGGCAGCAAGTAAAGCTTTTTCTGCTATTAAAGCAGGCTTTGCTGCAGGTAGAGACCTAGAGCAGATGGCTGGAGACTTGACAAGATGGATGGGAGCAGTATCAGATGTTGACAATGCAGAGAAACAAGCAAAGAACCCAGGAGTGTTTGATAAGTTATTTGGTAAAGACTCTGTTGAAGCAACTGCCTTGCAAGCTTACGCAGCCAAAAAGAAACTTGAGGAACAAAGGTATGAACTCAAGATGTTTTTAAACATGACACATGGTCCAGGAGCATACGATGAGTTACTGGCTATGGAAGGTCGAATAAGAAAAGAAAGACAAAAACAAGTTTATGCACAACAAAAGTTAAGACAACAAGTAGCCGATGGCATTGCTATATTTATTCTTATAGCTATTGTTGGTGGCTTTGTAGCAGCATTAGGAGCAATGTGGTTAGGTAAATGAGTGTATATGAGGATGGAGAATTTAGATTAGAGCTAGATAAAAAAGGAAAATTATATTATAAAGGTATATTATTATTCCTTGGAGATACTCATATTGCCATGTCTATGTTTATAAAAAATAGTCTCAATGTAGATTTAAATTTAAAATTAAAAAAGAGGATAGGTAAAGGAGAATGCGATGCTTAAAGAAAAGTTATTACAAATTAAGTTTATTAAGTATATTCATAATGTTATTAAGTTCATGCGGAATGGTTGTTGCAAAAACAGCCAATGTTCCTGTAAGTTCTAATCACTGCCACTTGGAGCACATATAATGCTTACTGCTTTAATAGGACCAGTCAGTAATCTTCTTGGTAAATTTATAGAAGATAAAGACATGAAAAATAAACTAGCTCACGAAGTAGCTACAATGGCTGAGACACACGCTCAAGAGTTAGCTAAAGGACAACTAGCAATTAATCAAGCAGAAGCTAAACATAAGAGTATATTTGTAGCAGGTTGGAGACCGTTTATAGGTTGGACATGTGGTATTGCCTTGGCATGGCACTTTGTATTAGCTCCTGTTACAATATTTCTTTGTGCTTATCTTGGAGTCACAATACCAGAGCTTCCTACATTTGACATGGGTTCACTTATGACTGTTCTTATGGGTATGCTAGGTCTTGGTGGTCTTCGTACATATGAAAAACAAAAGGGATTGACTAAATGACAAATATCATTGAAACAGAATTTGGTACATTAATTAGCCCTTCAAGGGTTGCAAAAGGAAGTGCATCTAGTATTGTAAAGAAAGGTGCTTTTTATGTTTTTTCACTTAAAATAAGTCATGATGATATTAGAGAATATTCTTTTACAGATAGACAAAGAGCAGAAAATATGCGAAAGATATTGATAAGCCATTTAGAATACTCTATAATCAAAAAGGTAATTAACAAATGAGATGTGAAACTTGTGCATTATATGAATGCGATTTAGAAGAATGTAATTGTATTTGTCATAAGGAGACTGATGATTATGAGTGGAAAAAAGAAAGTACCTTTGAAGAAGGGAAAGACATCGACAGTTAATTCTTCAGGTAATTATACAAAGCCTGGGCTACGTAAAAGCATTTATACAAAAATACTTGCAGGGAATAAAGGTGGTAAGCCTGGACAGATATCTGCAAGGAAAATGCAAATGGTAGCTAAGGAGTATAAGGCTAAAGGAGGAGGATACAAGTCGTAATGGCATTAACTAAACAACAAAAAAGTTTAAAACAATGGACAAAACAAAAATGGAGAACAAAGAGTGGGAAGAATTCTATCCAAGGTAAGAACGCTACTGGCGAGCGTTATATGCCAGCTTCAGCTGTTAAGTCTCTCACGAGAGCTGAACACGTTTCAACCACTAGGGCAAAGAGAGCGGCTATTAAGAAAGGTAAACAGTTTGCAGCAAACACTCCTGCAGCTAAAAAGAAAATAACTAAAGCGAGGAAGGCATGAGTAAACTTATAGAGACACTAAGAAGACATGAAGGCGTAAAGAACACACTCTACAAATGTACCTCGGATAAATGGACGATAGGTGTAGGGAGAAATCTAGAGGATGTAGGTGTCTCTGATGATGAGATAGATTACTTACTACAGAACGATATTACAAGAACAGAAAACTTATTAGATCAATATATGAGTTGGTGGTCTGATTTAGATAATATACGACAAGAAGCTC